GCCGGTTGCCGGCAGCCCCTGGATCAGCCTCCGTGCCGGCATGAGCAGGCCGTCGACTGTCAGGTTTGCTGTACCGCCGGAGAACTTGCCCGGAACGGATTCAGCCATCTGGTTGTTTGCCCAGAAATCATTGTCGCTGGCTTCATCGACGTCGATCGAAATGTCCACGCCTCTTGCCAGTTCCATCGCGCTGGAGAACGTGATGTTGCCTTCAGATGCTGCGTAAAGAGCCACCCACGGATAGCTGAACCCGGTTGCGACTTTTCCTGCTGCGCCCTGTGTAACTGCCATTGTTTTCTCTCCTCTCAAATACAGAAAAAAGCCGATCAGGCTTTCACCTGGTCAGCTTCTCGATTTCTTCTTCGAAGACCCTCTGCATGGTCTCCTCGCATTTCTTTTTATTCGCGTTAACCGCTTTTGTCATGAACGGCTGTTTCTTCATCCAGCTGGTCCCGGACTCGATCTGCCTGGCTGCCCCGGAGTTCATCAGCCCGTTCGGGTTCCGCCCGTGAAAGCCGATCTTTACGTAAGTATAGGATTTCTGCGTCGTCATCTTCGAAATGCCGAAGCCCTCCAGCAGTCCTTCCTTTTCCTCCGTTCTCGGCCCGTTTCGCTGCTCTCCTGGCCGATGATATGAATCATCGACTGTCAGCCCTTCTATCGAAGCACGCGCCGCGTCGGCCACGATTCCGGCCCCCTCGTATATTGCACGGCCGATGATCTCATCCGTGTTCGCCTCCAGCTTGTGCAGCTGTTCCACGTACTGGTCCAGCCCGCTGAACTCCCACTTCGCCATTAGATCACCGCAAACGTCCACTCGTAATGGATCAGGTTCGTTTCGTCTTCGTACTGGACAGACGAAAGCACCCAGCCCACGCCCTCGGACGTGTTCAGGCCTTCCTGGATCAGATCCACCGCCGGATCGAATTCCTGCAGCGTGTACAGGTCGATTGTTCCCCGGACCTGCTGCTGTTCCTTCCGGTTGTTTGCATTCAGCGATGTCGTCTCCGAATCCTCCGCCCATACCACGTACCGGTCTAACGATTCCCGTGCGGGCCGCTGGTAATGATATACAGGAAGATCCGGATCCGCTGCCACCAGGATCCTTTTGATCAGGCTCAGGTTTTCATTCAGTGATTTCATATAGCTGGTCCATCCTTGTGAGCGTCAGCTCCGTGAACCGGAGCATGGTTTCGTCGTCCTTGCCGTGCATCACGTTGGTGATCCGGAACTGTTCGCCATTGCCCAGGATGGCATATAAGCCGATCCTGGCCGCCTGCAGGTAGTTGATCCGGATCAGCATGTCCACCTGTTCGTTGACGCCCTTCGCCGCGTACTGTCGCCGGAAGCCGACCGACCGTTCCTCGTACCAGGACCGGCTGATCTTCGTGAGGGAATATTCCGGTTTCAGTCCAGCTGCCGCCGTGTTTGTCAGCGTTGCCAGGTAAACGATGCCGCTGTCTCTGTTATTCGCCATCGCAGCTCACCTCCGGCGCTCCGGAGACGTGTTCGCTGAACAGCCGATTATTAAGATTCCAGCGGAGCATCCGCGGCATTACTCCGTACGCATCCGCGCTCTTGCGCCGTTCGTACAGCCAGGCCGCATACATGACGATCAGGAGCGCATCTCCGACCGTGTCCACCAGCGTGATCCCTTCGCGCTGGATGAACTCCTTTGCTGCGGAAATGTACACCAGCAGCTCGTTGTCCTTTGCCGCTGCCGCTTCCGCATCCATGTAGTCTGTAATGATCTCCAGGTTGTTCTTCAGCATGACCAGCAGGTTTTCGTCGTTGGTGATCAGGTTCATGTTCTGCCTCCTTTGTTAACTCGAAAAAACGGGACGGCCGTTCTGGCCGCCCCTTTGATTGTCTCCGTTATTAGTTGGAGCTGTTTGCAGCGTCAGCTGCAAATGTGACCGCTGTGGCCACCACGGTCGCGCCGTTGAGAGCGATGGCGCCGAAGGCTTCCGCGATGATCGGAGCGCCGTCATAGCGGGCAGTGCCCTTGATGACTGTCTGATCCTGCAGGAAGCGGACGTGCTCGCTGGACGCGAATTCGCGGCCGGCTCTTTCGCCCAGAAGATATGCGTCAAAGTAACCGTACACGATGACGTTGTCCGGGATGAAGTTCAGGACTTCAATGGCACCGCCGACAACCGGCATCCGATCGGAAAGGCCGGCAACAACAGCGCCTGCAGAATTGACTTCCAGGACATTGGCAACGACGGACTTGTAAGTCTTGTCATTCATCAGCCAGGTCAGTTCGCCGCGGCTGTAATCTGTTGCCGCTGCCGCAGATGCCTTGACCAGTTCAGTGATCAGGGCTGTGCCGGTGACCGGAGATGTGGTTGTGCCGACGGCTTTGATGTTGCTGGTGTGCAGGTCGACCCAGGTCCGGGCTGTTGCCGGATAACCGGACGGCGCTGCTGTTTCGGCCAGTCTTGTAACGACGCCCAGCGGCATCTTGCTGTTTGTGGATGTGTTGCGGCCGTACAGGATCGCCTTGTCCAGGGCCTTGCCGATTGCCTGGCCCAGGGCTTCGACAAGCTCAGCCAGCAGGTCGATATCGCTGTCTTCCAGGTTGGCGTTGCAAATCGCAAAATATCCGCCGACCTTGAAGCAGTCCAGCTCCCAGTCAGCAAATGCCAGGGACAGTTCGTTCAGGTTTGCGCAGCACTCTGTCCAGATGGCTTCCGGAATTGTTCCCATGATCGGCTGGCGGCCGACGCCGTTGATCTGTCTGACTGTGACCTTGTCATACAGCTTGGACCAGTTTTCAATGTTTTCTCTGAGCAGCGGAAGGATGACTTCCGGGATGGTCAGGCCGACGTTTGTAATGGCGCGCTTTTCCTTGATGGCGGCGCGGATTTCACCGAGCCATGCATGGACGCCTTCGTGCGCGACCAGTGCTGTCCGTTCTGCGGCGGACATCTTCATGATTGCTTTGTTCATAGTGCGAATTCTTCCCCTTTCTTCCTTGTGTTCTTCGCCTGCCGGTTCTGCCTCCGGCTTGTTAGCTGTTTCTTCCGGTGTCGGAGCAGTTCTTTCCTGCTCTGCTTCGGTTTCGGCCAGTTCGGTTTCCAGACCAGCGATCTCTGCCTCCAGAGCCTGTTCCTTGTCCTCGTGGTCTTTCTTCTCGGCTTCGTAAGCGTCGACCGCTTCCTCCACCGCTGCGTGTTCTTCGTCTGTTTCTGCTTCGGTGATCGACTGCTCCAGCTCAGCCTCGCGGGTCATGAATTCTTCATCCTTGGCCCGGAGTGCTTCGAGGATCTTCTTCTTGTCAGTGATCTTCTTCCGCAGCATTAACGCTTTCAATGCCATCGCTTGGTTCCCCTTTCTTCAGTTTGGCCATCATCCGGTCTTTCCATGCCTGACTCAGGCGCTGTTTGATCACTTCCAGGTCGTGCCCGCGGCTGCTGATGTTTGTGGCCTCATATGCCGGGAAAACGCACGGGCTGACTTCGTAAAGCGGATTAACGCGTTCGATCGTATAGTGAACGGATCCGTCTTCCTTGATGTCGTAGCGCTCGGACTCGATCTCGAATCCGAAGCTGCAGCCTGTGATGTCTCCCCTGGCAATCCGGTTGTAAACATTCATTGCCTCGGTGTCGTCTGGATTGATCTTTACCTTGCCCCACAGTCCGTGGCTGTCCTGCCGCAGTTCAAGAGTTCCGGCACTCACCCTGCCCAGAATCACGTCGGTGTTGTGGTTGTATAGAGCCCGGACGTCCTGGCTGATCGACTCATCGAACGCGCCCTGCTGGATGCTTTCGGTAACACCCGGCCAGACTTGATAGACTTCGTCGAAAACAGCAAAGTAACCCTCGATCTCAGGGCCACTTCCGTCCGTTTCTCTCGTTTGTATGTCGTGCATCTTCAAATATCTCTGAATCATTTTTTTGCCTCCATGTCCTTTTCGCTGTACTCATAAAAGCCCGTATGACGGCAGCGGATTGTTCCGTCGCACATGATCTTCCGGCCAAGCTCCCGCACTCTCAGGCAGAATGCCAGATCCTCGCCGAAGCCGACCTGCGGATAGAATGGAAATAACCCGTATTCGTTCATCACGTCTTCTAATAGCTTTGTGGTCATCATTACGCAGCCGAAGCCGCAGCCTTCAATTTCGAACAGTTCCTCCGGTATTTCCTCGCATCGCTTTGTATCCGGAATCGGAACGCCCAGGCTCCGATCGATCCTGCATCTGCTTAAAATTACCGGAACCGACGGCTTCTTCCTGGTGTAATAAACGCCCGACACGAACTCATGCCCTTCGTCCAGCCTGGCGCTCAGCCTCTCCATGAGGTCTGGCTCGAATACCATATCCGAATCCAGCCACAGGACCCGGTCGAATCCTTCCTGGACGGCTCTGTTCGCGATGTTGCACCGCGCGTCATATATCAGCGTTGACTGCGGGATTAAATATTCAACATCGCCCACTATCCGCAGGCCGACCAGTGAGCGCATAAAGCTGGTGTGGACCATATCCATGGCTGGTATTGCGATTAATGTTTTCATGTTCCTCCGACTTCTTTTTATTCTTCGTTTCCGTTCAGCTTGCTCTGGTTTCCGATCTGATCTGCTGGGATGTAATTCTCGAGGATCCGCAGCTCATCCAGGCCATCCAGCGGGCTCATGCCCAGCCGGTCCCGGACCTCGTTGCCTGTGACGATTCCCTTGTCGCTCAGCCCTGAGAACACCGTATAAATGGACTGAATGTCCCAGTCCATCAGGCTCAGGGTGTTGAACTTCAAATACCACCGATCAGAGATGATCAGCTTCTTCGTCAGTTCCTGCTGGATGGTCACGCAGATCGGACCGATGGTGTTCTGGACGAAGCTGTTCCATTCCAGCCGGTTGTATTCCCCGACGCCCAGCACGAATGCCGGAACGCCCAGTAGTGCTGCGACCATCCGCTTGTCCAGCTCGACCGTGTCCGAGATGGCCAGGTCCGCCAGTGTCAGCGGCCGTACCTGTTCCACCTGGAACTGCTCGCCTGGAATCAGCCAGGGCTCTCCGACTTCGGAACTCCGGACGTAATCGTCCAGGATCTTCTTCCGGCCCTCCGGGCTGCTGAATTCCTCGATGGTGCTGTCCACCTTAACGATCAGCGACGGCTTCCATTTTGATTCCATGAAGCCCTTTTCTGTTTCCCTTGCCTGCTTAAGCATCCGGGCCAGCTCTCGAAGCTGGACATGGATGCCGGATCCCTTCCACGGGTAATACTTATCCGGGTTGTAAACCAGATGGATCAGGTTCTCCGGATTCCTCTTGATGCCGTCGATCCAGACGTCGTAGTACCGGCGGGAATCTCCACGCGGCATCAGCTGCACTCTGTCTGGTGCGATCGGCTCCAGGCTTTCCAGCATGCCCTCCCACGTATGCGGCAGGATGATCGCGTTCCCTTTGCCGTACAGCAGCATGTTCATCACGTTGTAGCTCATCCAGGTCATTCTGGTCATGTTCGGCATCGGGTTGATGTCGATCGTCCTGGACAGCTCGTTCCGGATCCGTGTGTCCCCGCTGGCCGTGTTTGCCATCAGGTGAATCGTCATGCTGCCGATCAGATCCGCGATCCGTTTCACGCCTGCGATGATCTCCGGGCACTTGTCCAGCGATGTGTACTCACTGCAGCACAGATCTGTGAACGCGTCTCCAAGGACGTATCCGACAGATCTGCCGGATGTTGCCGGCGGATCCACCGGGACGTCGTTGAATGAATCCCGTCTCCGCCTGTTTCTCTTTTTGCTCATTAGCCGAACCAGCCCCCTAACTGTTTCTGTTTCTCTGTGTCCTCGAGACACCGTATGCATGCAAAAACCGAAGCGTCAAATAAGTCGATTCTCTGCTTCGGGTTGATCTTCTCGTATTGGACGGCGTCGTCCGTCTTTTCTATTGCTTTCACGTTGCTCACGCAGTATTCGTACGCGCTGGAATGAAGATAGTAAAGCCGCCCGTCCTTCGCGGCTTTTTCGATGTGCCGGAAGCCCTGGGACTTGAGATAAAAATACTGCGGCTGATCCACGATCCTGAAGTGCTCCGCTTTCATTAGCGGCATGTATTCTTCCCCGGCGAACTTCCGGTCGTGGCCGACTTCCTGGATCTTGAATCCTTTATTGCGCATATCCACGAACCAGTTCACCACGTCTGCTGCGTTCACCGTCGGGTTGTTGCAGAGCGTCAGCCATCCGTCGTCTTTCCATCCGAACAGCGGGATGCCGTCCTCGTCCTGCTTTGCGGCCGCCTGGGTGATCGGAAAGAAGCCATGCGTGATGATGATGTCCACCCCGTCCAGCTGTCCGAACAATGCCGCGGCCGTCAGGTCGTACGTTCTGGAAAGATCCGCGCCGCCGTACCACTTGACCGGCAGTTTCGCCAGCTGCTGGATCGTCCAGTCATATTTCTGGTCCGATGCCTTGAACTCGTCCAGATCGAACCACGCCTTCATGGCTGCCGTGTAAATGTTCAGCGATCTGGACAAGAAGTCCTTCCGCTGCTGCGGATCGTTTTGCGCCTGGTATGCATCCGCCATCATGTCTTCCGGCCGGATCGTGATCCCATAGTTCGGATTCGCTTTCCGGTGCTGGATCGGATCCAGATAATCGACGTTTCCTTTTTCGTCCTGGTCCGCCCTGGCGACGAAAGAAAAAAAGGCATCATCCTCGATGATCCCTTGTGCCACCTTTGCCGCGTATTCCGTCCGGTTGTATCCGAACGAGTTGATGTTGTCGCCGGCTGTGGTGATGCCGATCATCAGCTTGTTCGTGTATGCTTTTTGTGCTTCCTTGAATCGGTTATACTGCGCCGGTTTCTTGTATGCTGCCACCTCGTCCGCGATGGCAAAATTGCAGTTGAATGAATCCTGGCTGTCCGGATTCGACGGCATCGCGTAAATCTCCAGCATTCCATCCGGTGTTCCGTCCGGCTTCTTGAATTGATACTTGATCGAGTGCTCAAAGCTGTTGTCCTTGATCTCGAACATCTGGTCTATCTTCTTGTACTCAAGAGAGAACCGGATGAAGTTGAACGCTTCCATCGTCTGCTTCAGCGCTGCCGCGACGATATAGATCCGGCTTCCGGATCTCCGCTGAATGATGCCGACCGCAAACGCCAGCGCTGCGATCAGTGACGTCTTCCCATTCTTCCGCGCCAGCTCGATGAATGCCTCTTTGAATCTCCGCACCTGGGTGCCGGTGTAGTACCAGCCCAGCAGATTGACCACGATGAAGATCTGGAACGGTTCGAGGATGAACGGCTTCCCCATCATCGGTGTGCCGTCCAGCGCTTCCCCTTGCCGGTGCACCAGCATCGTTTGCATGATGTTGATCGCCAGATCAGGATCCCGCATCCGCAGCTCGATGTCTTCGCGCTGCAGGTCCTGCTGGAACCTCCGGCAGGCATTCACCACGTCTTCGCCGATGATGATCCGACCGGCGACCACGTCGTCCGCGTACTGGATGGCCGTCTGCTTGTAATGTTTAGCTTTCGCCATCGCCTAAACCCGCCAGCAGTTTCTCCAGCCCGTCGCTGGCCGTCTTGTCCTTTACCACGTCCGCGTTCAGCTTCTTTAGGCCGGCCGGCGTGAGCCCAAGGTCTCGCCAGTAAGCCAGGGCTTGCGCGTTCAGATCCAGCTCCATGACCAGCATCGGGTTCTTCACGATGTTCTGCTCTTTGGCTTTGTTCGTGTGGATGATCGTCGGGTGTGCTCCGGAACTCACATACTGTTCATGTACTTTGTCGCGGTCCTCCATGATCTGGGCCAGTGTCTCGATTACATAACGGAACTGTGGCTGGTACGTGCCCGCCTTCCGGCAGGCCGCCTTGATCTTCCGGATCCATTCAGCTTTCTCCATC